CACCACGAGTCGGCGAACAGCGTGTCGGTCTTGCGACCGGGCGCCCACGTCTTGTGATTGATCGAGCATTCGGTGTCGGCGTCGAGCATGTCGAGCAGGGCGCCGGAGAGCTTCGCCGTCGCGGTGATCTGCGCGTCGGTATACCCGTTGTTCCCCCCGGTCGACGTCGACGTTCCCTTCGACTCGATCTCGATCCCGTAGGCGTAGCGGTTCATCGAGTCGAGGGGGACGTTCGGGCCGTCGCCCCACCGGCCCGGGCCGCCGGCGCCGGCGTGATAGCACCCGAACGCCGTCAGGACGTACACGAGGCCGTCACGGGCGACGAGGAAATGGCAGTTCCGAACCGGCGGATAGGAACCCCGCAGGCAGTAGTCGAGGGAGGGGGCGTTCCCGCCGGCGCCCCCGTTCGCCGTGTGATGGACGATCACATACGCCGGCGCCCACGACCCCGACGCGGCGATCGAGGCGTCGTCCCACCTCGAGCAGAGGGAGTAGCGAACCCCCGACGCCTTCACGGCCTCGAGCACTTTCGCCGGTGACGGCGCCACCTAGGCCACCTCCCCCGCGTCGAGGCCGCACACGCCGCAGGCGACCGGGGCGTCGGCGTCGGTCTCGTCGACGACGAGCTCGATCGGTACGCCGTAGTTCTCGCACCCGATCGTTCGACACACGGCGAGCAGGGTCACCCCGGCGGCCTCGAGCGCCACCCCGGGGCCGGAGTTGTAGAGCATTTGGGTCGCCGTCCAATGGAATTTGGCGTTCGCGACGTTCGACCCCGACGGGGAGAACAGGCGGGCGGCGAACCCCGTCGCCGTGACGCTGCCGGCCGACGCCGCTAGGTATCCGTTGGAGTCGACGCCGACGGTGAGCGCCGGCGGCACGGTGAACCGGCCGGCCGGGAACGTGTAGTTGATCGTCGAACCGGTGCCGGTGTTGATCGTCGACCACGCCGCCGAGATCCCGGCCGCCACGGCATACGGGACCGTCCCGACGACCGCGGGGGTGACATTCCACCATTGGGTGAACACGCCGTTAGTGAGGCGCCGGATCCACCACGCCGGGGGAGTCGTCGCGCTGCCGTCACGATTCCAAACCAGCTGGATCAGGTTTCCCGAGTCGATCGCGAACACGATCCCGTGAAACCACGACCCGGTGTATCCGGTCGGCGAATTCGCTGCCGTGGTCAGCCCCCGGTAGAACCCCACCTCGAGCGCGAGGTTCCAATCGTTCACCTCGACGCCGTTCGGCCGGAGTCGGCCGGGGAGGTCAGCCGCGGCGAGTAGGTGAATCGACTCCGTGAGCCAATCGTGCGCCGTGAAATGTCCCGGTTCCCCGGGGGCCGGCCCGGGCGGTTCCGGCGGCAGGGTGACAGTCATCGGAGGATCCTTCCTAGACCCATCTTGTATAGGTGATCCGCAGGCGCGGGTTCGTCGAGAACGATCCGTAATAGGTGAGCGCCGTCGAGGGGCCGGGGCCGATCGCGATCCCCTTCATGGACCCGTTCTGGACGATCGACTTCGCCCACGACGTGACGTCGATCCATGCCGCGGCGTAACGCGCCATAGCCTTCTGTGTCCGGTTCGACGTCACGCCGCCGGGATAGGTCGCCGGTTCGGAGCTCGACCCGTGGGAACCGATGATCGCCGTTCCCCCCGACGCCGACCCAAAGTGAGTGTTGTCGAGGTACACCTCGACTTTCGTCACGGTCCCCCCCGACGGGATCGCGTAAGTGAACCCCGCGAGGGATTTCTGATTCCCGTTCGTCGACGAGTAGAACCCCTGATAGAGATCCACCCCGTCGCGCTTGTCGCCGTCGGACTGATAGCAGGCCGACCACGCCGCGGCGACGTCGATCGTGTAGGTCGTGAGCGCCAGGACGTCGAGCGTGATCGCGGCGGAGGTCGCCGACGCGAACCCCTCGTCAGGCTCGACGACCGCACGGAACCGCCACGCGAGCGTGGGGCCGTTCGCCGTCCACGTCGTCGACGCTTTGCCGGCGGCGATCGCGCTCGAGGACAGGGGCGCCCACGACGTGCCACCGTTCGTCGAGTACTCGAACCGGACACGGCCGGTCACGACCGCCGGCGAGACGGTCGCGGTGAACGTCACCTTCGCGCCATTGTTCGCGCTCGAGGGGCCGGCCAGGACGACGGCGACCGACGTCACCGGGGTAACGTCGACGGCCACGGAATCCCCCGACGGCCCATAGATCCCGGTCCCGACGTACTGCGCGGTTATCTCGTGCCGGCCGGCCGGCAGGGTGAGGGACGCGACCGCGTGGCCGGTCGCGTCGGTGAACGCCGACCCCACGACGTCGCCGGCGGCGAGGAACACGATCTCGGCCCCCTCGAGGGGGGCGGCGCCCTCGTCGACTAGCTGCGCGGTGAACACGATCGGCGTCCCGAACGGCGCCGACGTCGCCGACGCGGTGAGGCCTAGGAACGTCGGGGTTCGCTCGAGGGGGCGGAACCGGTGAACGTCGCTCACGGCGTACTGCGCCTCATGAACGAGTCGGCCGGCGTCGTCGCGATCCCACGACTCGCGCCACCCCTCGACGAACCACAACCCCGAACCGCCGATCGGTGCCGGCGCCGTCGTGACGCCCTGAGTCTCGACGACGGCGTTCACCTCGAGCGCCATAAGGTCGGCGAACGCCGCGTCGTCGAGTCGGTCGACGCGCACAAGGATTTGGGGCGCGTGCCATAGCGGCGTCGCCCACCGTTGGAGGACGCCCGCGGCGTACGTCTCCGCCGCGGCGAGGGTGTCGATCTCCGTCGTGATCGTCTGATGAAACCGGCCGAACCGGTCGATCGAGGCGGCGTCGGTCATCGTCACCGACGGCCGCTCACCCCCGTCGGGGGCGATCCCGTAGATCACCGTGACGTCGTTCACGACGTCGCCGACCGACTTCGCCCACGACACGCCGTCGATGATCTCCGTCGCCGTGAGGACCGCGGCCGGCGGCCCGGGCGTCGAGCGGATCGCCGGCCCGGTGAACCGCAAGATCCCGTCGTTGTCCTCGAACACGAGGGCGCCGGATCCCGACGCGAGATCCTGTAGAAGATCGAGCGCCGGCTGTGCGTCGACGTCGCGGGCGAGGATCGGCAGGGTTCCGCCGGAGTCGACGACGACGGCCCCCGGGGGGCAGAGCGCGGCGATCCGGTTCGCGCGGGCGTCGACTGTCTCCGCCGGCCACGGGACGTCGCCGACCGGGTTACGGGCGAGCTCGACGGACTCCCCCGTCGCGGTGACGGCCGTCAGGATCTCGTCACCGATCCGCGTCGGCTCGAGGCCGGTCACCGTGCCGGAGAACCGCGTCGACGCCGGATAGTCGACGTCGGCTGTCTCCGACCAAAGGTCGTCCCATATGTCGGACCACTCGCCCCCACCGGTCGGGTCGAACACGACGACGATCTCCGTCCCGATATCGATCGTCGCCGGGTCGGTGCCCCACGCGAACGTGAGGTCACCGATCCACCCGAACGAGATCGACGGGGCGTCAGGCTGTGACGCGACGTCGGACCTACCGTGGAGCAGCGTCAGGGGCAGGACGACGCGGAACGCGTCGAGGTACGCGACCCCCGGGATCACGACTTGAGGCCGGCGTTCGGTGCTCACCACGCCACCCGGCGGGGGGTCCCGTACGCGCGACCCTGCCGCGTGTCCTGCCCGGTGAGGATCGCCCGAATCTGGCGCGCGGTCGCTTCGGGGTCGATCGCGCCGGAGATCGCGAACGTCGGGCCGGCGGCCGGTGCGCTCGAGGCGCCGGCGTACGGGGTGACACCGGCCGACGTCGTGGCGGCGACGTTCGCCGACGCCGCCGACAGGCCCGGGATATGGGAGATCACGCCTTTGATCCCGTCCATGATCCCCGAGATCAGTCGCGACAGGCTATTGATCGCGTCGGTGATCCACCCGACGACCTTCTCGACGACCGCCCAAATCCCATTCCACACGGCCATGAACGCGGTCGCGAACGCCTTCGCCGCGGCTTTGATGAACGCGAACGCCTTATCGACGGCGTTCCGGAACCAATCGACTTTCTTATACGCGAGGACGATCGCGGCGACGAGGGCGGCGACGACGGCGATCACGGCGACGACGGCCATGATGAGGGCGCCGATCGGGTTCGCCGTGAGCGCGACATTCCAGAGCCACTGTGCGGCGGTGACGATCGCGGAGATCGCCGCCCATGCCTTCATCGCGAGATTCACGGCGACGATCGCGCCGGCGAGAGCTCCGACGGCGACGGCGACACCGGTCACGAGGCCGGCGTTCTCCGACGCCCAATCTGTCGCCGCCATAGCGAGGGGCAGGAACGCGTCGAGGGCCGGCAGGAGAATCCCGCCGATCGCCTCTCCTGTCTCCGCCATTGACAGGCGTACGCGATCCATCTTCCCGGCTTGAGTGTCGGCCGCGGTCGCAGCTGCGCCCCCGACGATCCCGGCGAGGGATTCCGACACGGCGGTGAAATCCTTCGACGCTAGGGCCGCTTTGTCGATGCCGGGAACCATCTTCCCGAGTGCGGTCGTGTTCCCGGTGTAGGCCTTCGCGATCGCGTCGGATGCGGCCTTGAGATCGATCCCCTTCGCCGCGGATAGATCCATCGCGAGGGCGGCGAGATCCTGCGCCTTCGCGACGTCACCGGTCGCCGTGGCGAGGGTCGCGAGCGCCGGCCGGAGGTCGTCGTCGGCCACCCCGAGCGCGCGCCCCTGCGCCGAGATCCATTCCTCCGTCGACGCGATCGACGCGTCGGTCGCCCCGGTGACGTTCCGCAGCGTGTTCGCGAGGCCGGCCGCGGCCTTCGCGTCGTCGGCGGCCGCGGTGATGAATTTCGCGCCGACGGCGACGAGGCCGCCGAGCGCGACCGACGCCGGGAGGAACGCCGACTCGAACGCCTTCCCGGTCTTCTTCCATCCCCCTTCCGCCTTCGATATGTCGGCCGTCGCCCGCTTGAGGCCTTGAGGGTTAAATTCGGTCACGATCGGGATCACGATCGCCACGACGTCACCCCTTCCACGCGAGAGTCGTCGACGCCTCGCGCGACACTTCGTCGATCGCGTCGCGTACGGCCGTCAGGATCGCCGGCATTTCCCGTTCCGCGGTCGGCCACGCCCACCTCGAGGGGGACCCGTGGCCAGCTTTCCGCAAGCTCGAGTCGAGCGGATTCGCCGACCCACGGCCGGCCATATCGACCATTTGGCCGGCGGCGCCCGACACCTTGACGCGCACGAGAGGCCACGTCGTGTCGGTGCGGGGGCGCCGACCGCCGACGGCGATCACGACACGCCGACTCGCCGGTTTCCACCCGAGACGCCCCCGGTTCGCCATCCCCGACAGGGGCGGATCGGCCGGGAGCGCGCTCGAGATCGCGGTCGCCATAGGGGCGGCCGCGGCCTTCACCTTCGCCATAGCGGCGCGGTAGAGCGCGGGGTCGATCTCGCGCAACGTCGCCAGAGTCTCTTTCACGCCGTAGACCGATGCCGGGGCCGCCACGCGATCACCTCCGTTTCCGCTTGCCTAGAACGTCGACGTACGTCTCGAGCACCCCCGCCGGGAGGTCGAGCAGGGCGCCGAACGGGATCGACGTCGCGACCGACACCTCGACGATCAGCCGCTCGACGGTTCCTCGTCGGGCGGCCCGGTAGGGGGGGCGTTCACCGGATCTAGATCCTCGAGCGTGGCGAGGAACGCCTCATAGGTCGTGCGCGCCTCGACGCGCCCCTCGTGGCGTAGCTGGCAGTACGCCATGAACGCGAGATCGTCGATCCCCGGGCCGCCCTTGAGGTCGGACACGCGGAGCTTCGTACGCCGTTCCCACGGGATCATTCCCGGGGGGCCGACCGAGACGGTTTCCTCGACGCCGGCGGCGACGAGGCGAACGCCGATCTTCACGCCTCGTCGCCGAACGCGCCGGCGGCGATCGGTGCGGTGAACGGGAAGTCACCGGACACGACGAATTCCGCCGAACACGTCACCGCGTCGTCGGCGGGAATGTCGGCCGAGAGTGACGTCACGATCGCGTCGCCGACCCACGCCCCGCCGTCGGCGTCGATCGCGAGGGACCCCGGCGCGCCGGAGGTGAGCGCGGCCTTCAGCGCCGCGTAGAAACCCCCGCCGACGACGTTCCCGTCGAACAGGAAATCGCAGGAGACGGTCGTCTCGATCCCCTGCGACACGGTGACGGAACCGCCGAGAGTCTGGATCGTGTTCGACGTGCCGGCGTCGGAGATATTCGCCGACGTGATCTGAGCCGTTCCCTCGTCGGCGCCGTAGGTGAACGTCGCCGACTTGCCGGTGATCGCGGTCGTGGTCATTTGTTCCTCATTCGTCGTCGGAAACGTGAACGGACACGGGCACGCGAACGCGCCACGCGTTCACGGTCGAGAGGGTTTCGTTCGCCGGCGCCTCGATCGGGCCGACGTTCGGGACACGCGCCAGGACGGCCGCGACGATTTCCTCGATCCGCTCGAGGCCGGCGGCGTTCCCGGCGCCGACGCCGACGAGGATCGAGAGGGTGAGGTTCACGCGTTCGCGACCGAACGTCGACCCCGGGCCGCCGATCCACGGCGACCCCCCCGAGATCACGAGCGCGGGCAGGGCAGGCGACTCCGGCGAACCGGAGTAGACCGACACGCCCTCGACGTCGGCGACCTTCGCCTCGAGCCATTCCCGGGCCGCGGTGAACCGGTTCACCCTGTCGCCAATCCCCCGGTGCGCCGGCAACCCCGAATGAGGCCGTTAACGCGCGCGGTCAGGCCGGGGCCGAGAAGGTACGGCGACACGAACGGCGCGAGATCCATCCCGACGACTTGACCACCCGGCGCGGAACGGGCGCCGTAAATCTGGACGGCGACCGCGCCGGCGGCCTCACGGTCCCACGCGTGCCCCTCGTGCGGCCCCTTCTCGACGTCGAGCAGGATCGACACGACGTGAGACGCCGCGGCGCACACGCCCTCGAGGGCCGCGTCGGGCGTCGACGTCGGGAGGTCGAGCAGGGCGCGCAGCTCTGACGGCGTGACGAGGGTTTCGCCGACGTCGACAGGCATCGGGGATCCTTCCGGTGAGAGTGAGACGGTCGAGGGAAGGGCCGACCGGCCCCGGGGCGTGTGCGCGTCAACCCGGGGCCGGTCGACGGCCTACCGGCTCGACCGGGCGGCGGGCGCCGGCGCGGTGACGGTGACCTGCGCGAGCGCCGACGCGTCGTTCACCACGGTCGCGGCGTACCCGAACGCGCCCGTGTCGATGCCGCCCTGCGCGATGTTGACGGCCTCGACGCGGAGCGGGGTCGACCCGAGCTCGTAGAACGTGATCGCGTTCCGCGAGCCTACGATCACGTCGTTCGCGGGGACGTGGGACGACGCGGCGAACGTGAGGCCGCCGACGTTGCCGCGGCCGTCGGGAAGCGAGATCGACCCCGACAGGAACGCGAGCGGGTCACGCTCCGCCATTTCGCCGTAGGCGCCGGCGCCCATGAGGACGAACGTCGGGCGCCCCTTCGGGAGTACGGCGAGGACACCGGACACGATCGCCGAGACGACACCGGTCGACGCGGCGACGACCGCGGGGGCCGCGGCGACGAGATCGGTCGCGGCGATCCCGTCGGACCACGACGCGTAGGACGCCGCCATAGCCGCCCAATAGGACGCCCAATACCCGGCGGGGTCGAAATCGCGGAGGGCGCGGTCGTGGTCGTGGGCGCCGGCGAACCGGCGCGCGATCGACTCGACCGCTTCGGTCGCCGCGGCGTTCGACGGGACGGCGGTCTTGTCGCCGGCGTAGTCGCCGCCGACCGGGGCGACGGCCCACCTCCACCCGGTGACCTTGAGGGACGTCAGGCGCGCGGATCCGAGAAGGGGCACGATCTGCCGTTCGAACGGCGACCCCGACCACACCTCCGAGATCCACTGAGGGGGATCGACGGCGACGTTCGCCGAATGGGTGATGTCGGACAGGGCCGCGAGCAGGGCCGGGGACCGGTCGCCGCGGTCACGGGCCGCCAGGAGCGCGTTCACCCGGTCGAGGGTGAGGGGCGCCGCGGCCGTCACGGCCGGCAGGCCGGCCGGGGCGGTCGCCGTGAGAGGTGCCGGGGCCGCCGGCGCGGTCGGTTCGGCGGTCGGCTCGAGCGCCGGCGCCACGGTGGGATCGGTCACGGGATCACCTTCGGTGGGAGTGTCCGTCGCGACGAGTGTCGCGACGGCGGTCGGGAACGCGGGGGTTGCGACGGCGCCGGCGCGCGCGAGTCGGCCGGCGACGAGGACACCGGAGCGGATCACGACGTCCTCGAGCTCGACCGACACGCCGGGGCGGGCGCCGGCCTCTAGTTCGGTGAGGTAGTCGTCGCCGGCACGGGTCGGGAGGATCGCGAACGTCGCCTCGAGGTGATCCTCATGATCGGCGAACGCGAGGCCGGATCCGATCGGGGCGCGGTGATCGTGCTCGAGGTCGAGGATCACCTCTCCCGGGGTGGGCGGCAGGGTCACGGCGCCGCGGGCGGCCGTGAGGGTGCCCCTCGAGGTACGGCCGGGTTCGCCGTAGGGCAGGAGACGGAACCGGACGGTTCGCGCGCCCCGGTCGGCGGCGAGCAGGGTCCCGGCGAGGGTCAGAGATTCCACGGTGCCACCTAGTCGAGAGTCGGGGCGCCGGTCGGGGCCGGCGTGAGGGATCGGAGGTCGGCGACGTCGAACGCGATCCGCGTCCCCCGGGGCACGACGTCATCCTGAGACAGTCGCGCGGCGATCGGTGAGGTGTACGCGTCGAGGCCGTAGTCGACGAATTCGCCGTTTCGGCCTTCGGTCGTTTCGTAGGTCAGGGATGCGCCGGCGTTCGTCGCGTCGAGCAGGGCCGCGGGGACACCGGTCAGTCGCGCGACGTCGACGGCCGCGGCGTTCCTCGAGGCGAGCAGCATTCCCGACGTGTCGGACATACCGAGCGCGACCGCGCGGATCCCGTAGGACGTGAACGCGATCCCGGTCGAGCCGCCGGCGGCCCCGGTGACGGCGTTCCCATAGCCGGCGATCAGCTTCGCGCGGTCGGCGTCGTCGAGGTCGACGTCGATCGTCTGCTCGAGGGAGATCAGCGGAACCGGGTTCGCTGTGCGGTTCGCGACCGCGCGCTCGAGGGACGCCGCCGACCGCAGGGCGCGCGCCGACCGATTGAGGATCCCCTCGTGGGGGCCGGGGATGAGGATCACCGTCGAGGCGTCGACCGGCTCGCCGTCGACTTCGATCGTGCGGCCGTCGGTCCCGAAATCCCATAGATCACGCGGGACGCGATCGCACACGAGAGGCAGGCCGTCGGATCCCCGTTCGGTGACCCATAGCGACCACCCGGTGAACAGGACGTCATCGAGGGTGTAGGCCATTCGGTGCCACGGCGAGATCGGGCCGTCGGTGCGGTAGCACCATGCCGGCTGAGACGCGTCGGGCAGGGGTTCGTCACCGCGGAGCGCGCGCAGGGGCAGGCCGGCGCCGGTCGTACAAATGAGGTCGCGGGCGCGCGCCATAGGGGGAACCGAGAGTGCTTCCGCGCGTGTCATCGGTACGGCGTCGGCGTCGAGTAGGTCATTCCACGCGATCACCGAGAGGTCACCGGTCGCCCACGGCGACCCGATCGCCGGCGGCGCCGTGGCATAGGACGACTCGATCGCGCGTGTCAGGCGTAGCGCCGACCGGAGTCCCACGCGGTGAACGATAGACCCTCGAAGCGTCTCGACGTCGCCTTGAGGGTAGGTCGGTTACGCGCGTCCCCCCTCGACGATCGGTTTCGATGCTTGCCGGCGCGCCGCGTACCCGTACGCGAGGGCGCAGGAGATCAGCGGCGTGACGTCCCCCGGCGACGAGGCGCGCGACCACGCCCACGCGTCACCGTTGCGCCACTTACGGTCGACGGCGATCGCCGCGGCGTCGGCGAGCTCGGGCGCCTCGAGGTGGACGGCGCGCCCCTCGACGACGGCCTCGAAGTGTCCCGAACACGATCGTTCGTATCGGGTCGAGTCGATCGGTTCCCACCGGATCCGGCCGCCGGCGTTCGGTGCGGGGTCGGCGTCGACCACGGCCGCGGCTTGCCCCTTCTCGTCATAGAGGACCGGTAGGCGCCCGGTGCGCTCGAGCCATACGCGCGTCTCACCGATCAGCCACGACGTCCCGGCGCCGTTCGCGAGCAGCTGGGTCAGGATCCGGCCGTCGGGCAGGCGGTGAACGGCCGACAGGCTCGACGCCGACCGGTCGTGTTCGACGTCGACGGCGAGGGCGAGCGCCGGCGGCATCGGGACGGGGGCCGGGATCGTGGCGGCCTCGAACGCCCCCGGGGGCCACTTGGACACGACGGCGAGGCGCCACCGGTTCCCATAGGACCGGATCGCGTCGTCGCGGGAGATCCCGGTCAGGAGATCGGGAATCGTCGCGGCGTCGAAGAGGTGCCCCACGCCGGGGTGCCACGACGGCCACGACGCGGCGTCGAACACGGCCGCGTCGTCGGGCGCGCCCCACTCGAAGTGAGCGTGACCGGGGGCGCCGGCACGGCCGGCCTCGACTAGCCGTTTCCACCACGACGACCGATAGTCGCCGGCCGCCGACAGGATCCACACCTGAGGGCGCCGGCGTGTCTGCTGCGTCGGTTTGATCGCGGTCGTGAGGGCGTCGCCCTCTTCCTCGAGGAACGACCACGCCTCGTCGATCACCGCTAGGTCGGTTTGGTCGCCGTGGATCGCGTCACGGTTCGGGGCGAACGGTCGGACCTTCCCGGCGCCGGCGCGCCACGACTCGTCACCGTTGGACAGGCGAACGGTCCCCTTCGGGCGGAACGCCTTCGGGAGAGTGTCGTCGACGAACCCCCGCCACCTCCGGCGCGCCTTCTGCCCGGTGTCGGCCGTGTAGGCGCAGAGGGCGCCCTGACCGATCGCGCGCGTCGCCATGACGTCGAACACGTCGACGGTCTTTCCCGACTGCCGCGGCACGCTCACGGTCACGAGGGAGTACGCGTAGCGGCCGGTCACCGGATCCACCTCGAGCGCGACGTCGTTCACGAGACGCTGCCACGGCAGGAGATCGTGACCGATCGCCCGCGCGACGGCCAGGACGGCCGGCCCGTGTGTCCTACGCGAGAGGTCCCGGGGCGTCGCCCATAGCGGCGCGCAGCTCACGCTCGAGGTCGGCGAACGGGTCGGCATCGGAACCCCCCTCACCGATCACGACGGCCAGGACGTCGGCGTAACGCTCGACGAGCTTCGGGATCGCGGTCGTGATCCCGTACGGCGGATCCTGCCCCCGGTCGGTCGCGGCGAGGGAACGGGCGGCGAGGCCGTCGAGAAGGTCGGCCGTCACCCGGGCGAGGGCGGCGAGCGCCGGCGGCGTGTCGGCGACGTCGGCGAGAGTCGCGTCGAGGCCGCGGCGGAGTCGACCGGTGCGCCGGTGGGGGCGGTTCCCGAACGTGAGCTGAGTCGGCACGGGTCGAGCCTACGGGGCGCCGACAGAATCGGACGGAATCGTACGGGAATGATCTTGATCCCGTCCCGTTCCGGGCCTAGGGGGAGAG